TAGTAATGGTTTGTATATTAAATGGGGGTTTTATGTTTTTTAGTGATTTAGTCAAACAAATCACAGCTCCTATTGAAATTGATTTTATTAGATGTAAATCTTATTTTGGTAGAAAACAAGGAGATTTATCTATTACTAAAGATTTAGAAACTAAAATTAAAGGAAAACATGTCTATTTAGTAGATGATATTATTGATTCGGGTAATACTATGGTAGCAGTTAAAAGCTTTTTAGAAGTAAAACACCCTAAAAGTATAACAGCAGTTACAACTATTTTAAAAGAAAATTTGGATTTTCCAGATGCCTTTTATATATTAAAACAAGAATCAGATTCTATATTTGACCCATTTTATATAGGATATGGTATGGATGATGAAAATGGATATAATAGAAATTTAAAGACAATCTACACAGTTTAATGGAAAATAAAAGAAGAAAAATTCACGAAGAATTAGAAGTTGTAAAAGAGGGTTTTGCTAATGGAGTTGCAAAAGGCTTTCCTCTCTCACTTCAAGCAAAATCAGATATGATTGAAGATGCAACTACAGCATTTGGTCAATTTTTAGATGCATTAAAATGTGATTGGAGAGAAGACCCAAACTCAATGGAAACTCCAAGACGTGTAGCTAAAGCTTATGTTAATGACTTATGGGCAGGTAGATACACGGCAATGTCCCCAATTACTTCATTTCCCTCTGATGGTTATGATGGAATTGTAATTGAAAGAAATATCCCCCTAACATCAATGTGCTCCCACCACCACCAAACAATTGGGGGGGTTGTTCATATTGGATATGTAGCCGGAGATAAGGGCCAAGTAATTGGATTATCAAAATTAAATCGTATTGTAGAATTGTTCGGACGTAGAGGAGCTATTCAAGAACAACTAACATCTGCAATTCATAATGCCGTAGATAAAGTTACTGAGGGTAATAAAGGAGTTATTATAACTATAGTAGCAGGTCACAATTGTGTTAGTTGTAGAGGGGTTAAGCATGAAGGAGCATCAATGATTACAACTAAAGCATCTGGTGTTTTTAGAGAAAATAATAACTTAGCTCGTAAGGAATTCTTCGATTCATTAAAAATAAATAACGGAGGACATCAAATTTAAAAATAATAAAACAAATAAATTATGGAAAATACACAAAAACTAGTAGACGCAATTAAAGAACAAATCATATTGATTGAAGCAGAAGTAGAAAAAACAACGGCTGCTGCTAAAGGAAGATGCAGATCAGCTGCTAACAAAATCAAAAATCTATCAACTGATATTAAACGAACTCATAAATAAAATATGGTAAGTTTATATGACTATTTAGGTAGAGCTGCAGGTCCTGAATTAGGTAAAAGAGTAGCAGCTGCTGCGGCCTCAAAAAATATAGCTTTTGGGTCACGTCAGGTAGAAAACAAATCCTACACAGGAGAAATATTATTATACCCAAAATCATTTTTAGATGAATTTTTTGGGGGAGGGTCCCCCGAGGGATCCCAAGGAAAACAATTATTAAAAGGATAAATTAAATATAAAAAGTTATGGCATATTGGTTAGCAAAAGTAAAGGTTGAAGAGGAAACCTCTCGTGGCACTGTAAGGTGGACAAGCGAACAATTCCTCGTAAATGCGGAAAACGCAACAGACGCTGAAGTTAAATTGACTCAAGAGTATTCTACTTATAATATGGAATGGCACGTTTCACAACTTAAGCAAATTAAATTAGTAAAAGTTATTGAGTAATGGAAAAGCAATTAGTATTATTTAAAGACATTCCGTTTGTGGATGAGGTTGAGGAGTTTAATGAATTAATGAATAAACCCAACAATTATGAACCTACAATACCGGAAAAAAAAGAATGGGAGTTTGTCTATGACTTCGTCCTGGAAGAACTTGAGGAATATAGAGAGGCATGTGAACGGGGTGACATCGTGGAAGTTTTGGACGCTTTGTGTGATATTACTTATGTTTCCCTGGGGAACGGAACTATGTTACATGGCCTTAAGGATAAAATTTGGCCAGCCTATCAAGAAGTACAAGCATCGAATCTATCTAAAGCTTGTTCAAATGAAGAGGAAGCACAAGCAACGGTTGAAAAGAGGAGTAAAGAGCAAGGTGAAGCCTGTCACTATGAAAAGGTTAGTGATAAGTACGTTGTTTACCGCTCAAGAGATAGGAAGGTAATGAAAAATATCAACTACTTTAGACCAGACCTAAAGCAGCTCTTTACAGAAAAAGAAATATCATTGGGGGTTGAATTAATTTAGACCCGTGTAACCCATAAATTCATTCGTATATTTACAATATAATAAAAAATAATAAGTTATGAGAAAAGGAAGACAAAAAGGACAAACTAAAGCAAAAAGCATAATTAATGATCCTTCTATATCACCATATAGAATCTTAGTAGAAGAAGATCAATATGTTTTAGTAGATGGCAAAGACATCCCTCAGGGGTATTATACTTCAATGGAGTATGTAATACGAAAAATATCAAGAATATTTTTAGCTAACAAAAGAGAAGAATATAATTTTTCTGAATTTGTAAAAAGTTACAACCAAACCACAGATAGAATTTTAACTAGTTTTAAAAACATATAAGTTATGAACCAACCAGACGCAACCTGGCATCAACGCCTAAGTTTTATTAAATCAGGAATTAGAATACTAGGGTATTGTTTTATACCTTTTTCATTAATATACGCAACTGTTTTTCTTATAATAAGCGAACTAATAGGAATTTTAGAAGAATTAGTATGAAAAAATTACTGTATTTTAGTGCTGATTGGTGTGAGCCTTGCAAACAACTAGATATTCTTATGGAAGAATTATCTCAAGAAAATATTAATGTTCAAAAGGTTGACGTAGATACTAACCCAGATGCTGCTGAAGGGTTTAGCATTAAAACAGTCCCTACAGTAGTTCTAACAGTAAATGACGTTGATTCTGGAAGAAAAATTGGTCTTAACCACAAAAGTATGTATATTGAACTATATAACCAAAATTAATGTATAAAAATTGTTATGTTACAAGGGGTGATGAATGGAATCACTATAATATCCACCTATGGACAGACGAAGGGTATTCTCTAGAAGAATTCCAAAATTATGGTTATATAGAATGTTCTCCTAACCAAGCTACACACCAGGGACTAAAGGAAGAATCACTAAAAAAAGTACATAATTGGAATAGAGAGGACCCACGAATGCATTACTCAGATCATACTAGGGGTAATATCCATACTAAATTTCTTATTGATAAGTATGGTGATGATGATACACCTTCAATTACACATCGAGAATTATTTTTTGATATTGAGATTGAAATGGGGGGTGCTTTAACTCCGGAATATATTAAATCCGCTCCTAAACCTGTCACTTCAATTGCTTGGTGGGATCGCCAGGTAGATGAATGGAAAATTGTTATTGTTGATAAGGAAGGAAAACTTGAACATACTTTTGATTCCCAAGGAAGGGAAGTAATCCCCGTATCTAGGGAAACTGACCTACTTGACAAATTCGTATCAATGATGGAAGAAGTCCAACCCGATATTTTAGTTGGATATAATAGCGATTATTTCGATATCCCTTACCTCTACTATAGAATTAAGAATACTATGGGCAAACGTACCGCAAGTAGAATGTCCCCTATTAACATTATAGAGGAACGTCATTGGAGTGAAGATATGCCTATTCGCATTGCCGGAGTTGCTTCTTTAGATTACATACGTTTACATAAAAAATATAGTTTTAAAGACGAGCCATCATATAAACTTGATTCTTTAGGAGAAAAATATGTTGACCAAAAGAAAATTGAATACGAAGGGTCACTTGATAGATTATTTGCAGAAGATAAAGAAAAATTTATTGAATATAACTTTGTTGATGTTTTAATCTTAAAAAAATTAGACGAAAAGTTTAAATATATAGAATTAACAAAAAATCTTGCTCATAAAGGGAAGATATTATATGAAGAAGTTTATCAATCATCCCGTATTCATGATGGGGCTATTTCTAGTTGGCTTATTTCCCAAAATATAGTCCCTCCTAATAAAGAACTTAACCCTATAACAAAGAAAAACTATGCAGGGGGTTATTTATTCTGCCCAAAAACAGGTATTTATAACTATATGTTTGATGAAGATCTTACATCACTATACCCATCAATTATTATGTCCCTTAATATAGGAAAGGAAACATACCTTGGTAGGGTTTTAGATTCATTTAATGATAGAAATAATAGACTTGGTTTAAACGATTTAGAATCTAGAGTCGCCGAGGACCCCGAATCCACTTTACCTCTTGAAAATACCGCGCGTAAAACGCAAAATACGCGCGTAAGTGATATAATTAATAAGATTAAAAAACACGATTTAACTGTCACAGCAAATGGTGTTATGTTTAGAACAGACAAAAAATCTGTACTTTCAGTTATCCTATCTAAATGGTTTGATGAACGAGTTAGATATAAAATTTTAATGAAAAAAGCATACCAGAGTGGAAATAAAAAAGAAGGCGAACAAAACCACCTTAAACAATATACTATGAAAATTCTATTAAATTCACTTTATGGTGCTACTGCATTACCTAGCTTTAGGTATGGTAGTGTTATTCTTAGTGAAGCTATAACTTTAAGTGGTCAAAGAATTATCCAAGAATCAGCTTTATTTGCAAATACCCATATGAATAAAGTCTTAAGAAACGAATTAAAATTAAAATTATAATGGCACTTACCCCACAATCAATAAGAAGCAATGTTATCATTAAATTAAATGGTGAATATGTTAGAAAAGAAGAAATAATCAATCTTAGCCAAGATTGGAATGATAGACAGATTACTTTTTTTAGAAAAATGCTCCAGCAAGGGGGAAAATTAAGGATATTAGGAAATCTATTTGAAATAAGAATTCAAGAAACTATTTTAACCTCTAGGGGAGAGAAGGATGGAGGTATAATCCAATCACCGGGGATAGATGATAGATTTTAATTAATGGTTAATCAAGAAGAAATACCCTGGTGGATTTGTAAAAAAGAAGACAAAAACTTTTGTACATATGTAGACACAGACTCTAACTACTTTCATGCTGAACCCCTTTTAAAACATTTATATCCTAATTTCTCTGAATTACCTGAAGAAGAACAAGATGACCTTCTTGAAAAAATAGCCCTTAAATACCAGGATTTAATCACAGAATATTATGATACTCTTGCTAGTGAAGCATTTAATATCCAAGAGCATCGCCTTGAAATGAAAACAGAATGTACTATCCGCTCAGGCTTTTTTTCTGGTAAGAGAAGATATGCCCAATATATTACAAAAAAGGAGGGTATGAAAGTAAAAGATATTGATGTTAAAGGTCTTGATTTTATGAAATCTAATTTTCCACCTTTATTTAAAAAGTTCTTTAATGGTATTTTAAATAAAATTCTATTTGGTTCTACAAGAAATGAAATAGACTTAGAAATTTTAGAGTTTAAAAATAACTTAAATGAATTACCACTTGAATTAATAGGCAAACCCACGGGGGTAAAAGACATTAAAAAATATGTCGAACGTCCTCCTGGAGCTGGAAATATATTCACTACCCTTAAAACAGGTACTCCAGTAAATGTTAAAGCCGCTGTACGCTACAACGATTTTCTTAAATTTAAAGGAATAGATAAACAACATTCTCAAATAGTGCAGGGTGATAAAATTAAATGGGTTTATCTAAAAGATAATCCATACAAAATTGACACAATGGGCTTCTTAGATTTTGATTTCCCAGAGGGTGTTCGTACATTCGTAGAAACATATGTTGATAGAGATAAAGCATTTGACTCAATACTAAAAAATAAACTAGAATCATTCTACCAAGACTTAAGTTGGGGTAGTCTGACACTTAATACACACGTTAACAATTTTTTCTCATTCTAATGACAGACAAAAGAACCATAGACAGTTTTATAAATAAATACCACTTAGGAGGTAATATAGAACGAATTAAATGGGTTTCAGATAATGAATCCTTAAGTGCTAAATTTATTAATGACTCCCAAAATTTAGTAGGACAAATAAAAAGTAAAAATTTCCAATTCCCCGTAGGTGAATTTGGTATATATAGTACATCAACTCTAAGTAAACTATTAGGAATACTTGAAAATGAAGTAATGTTTGATATTAATAAAGAGGGGGGTACTCCATCTAAGTTTATTATAGGTGATACTAGCATGGATATTTCATTCAATTTGGCTGACCCACAAGTTATACCAAATGTCCCCGCTATTAATAAAATGGAGGGAAATGTAGAAATTGAATTAGATGAAGAATTTACTACTAAATTTATTAAGGCAAAGGACGCTGTGGGTGAAGAGGTATTTTATATCTCTACTAGAGATGGATTTACTTCAAAAGAAGTAATGTTTACCATTGGGAATAAATCGACAAATTCTGTTTCTTTTGCAATAAATGTAGAAGAAGGTAACAGTGATATTAAGTTAGATAATATCCCTTTTAACGCAGATTTAGTAAAAGAAATATTTAAACACAATAAACGTTTTGAATATGGGTTTGTCCAAATAAACCCAAAAGGATTAATGACTTTTGCATTTAAATTTGGAGACCTAGAAACTAATTATTACCTTGTACGCAATCAAAACCAATAAAATTATATAAAAAATGGAAAATACACCAATCACACCATTAGCAGATCGTGTTCTGATTAAACCGATTGAAGCTGAAGAATCTACCTATGGGAACATTGTTGTTCCCGATATGGGTAAAGACCGACCAGACTTTGGAACTGTACTTGCAGTAGGGCCTGGTCGTTATGACAATAATGGGAATTTAATCCCCACATGCCTGGAAGCAGGCCAGAAAGTTATTATGCCCAAATACGGGGCAAATACCGTAGAAATTGAAGGCGAAGAATACGTTCTTGCCGCAGAATCAGAAATATTAGGAATTATAAATTAAAAAAAAATGAGTAAAGTTATTAAATTTGGAGCCGAAGGAAGAGGCAAACTCCAGTCAGGAGTAAATCAATTAGCGGATGCTGTTGCAAGTACATTAGGACCTTATGGTCGTAATGTAATAACAGGAAATGAAATGGGAGTCCAGTCTACTAAAGATGGTGTTACCGTTGCTAAACAAATTACCCTCGAAGACAAAACCGAGGACCTTGGTGCACAGGTTGTTAAACAATCCGCTATTAAAACCGCTGAACAAGCTGGAGATGGAACTACAACAGCAACTGTTTTATCGAGGGAAATTTTTAATCAAGCGTTAGAGGCGGTTAGCCATAAATCTAATAATGCTATTGATATAAAGAGAGGAATTGATAAGGCAGTAAAAGATGTAGTTTCTTATTTAAAAGAAAATTCCCAAGACATTTCAAACGAGGATCAACTTAAACAAGTTGCTACTATCTCAGCTAATAATGACACTGAAATAGGTACTCTTATAGCTACTGCTTTTGATAAAGCCGGAAGAGAGGGAGTTATTACTGTTGAATCTAGTAAAACCCACGAAACTACACTTGAGGTAGTAGAAGGTATGCAATTTGATAGAGGTTATAAATCTCCATATTTCGTTACTGATAATGGGTCAATGACCTGTCAACTTGATGAACCATATATTTTAATGTATGATGGGAAAATTAGTGCCATAAAAGAATTACTTCCAATACTTGAAAGTGTTAGCCAACAAAATAAATCACTTTTAATTGTTGCTGAGGATATTGATGGTGAAGCTCTTGCTGCTATGATTGTAAATAAAATGCGTGGTATTTTAAAATGTGCTGCTGTTAAAGCACCTGACTTTGGAGAACGTCGTACAATGATTCTTGAAGATATGGCTGCCCTTACAGGTGGTACTGTTATTTCAAAACAAAAAGGTATGAAACTTGATAAAGTTACTTTTGATATGTTAGGAGATGCTAGGGGTGTTACTATTTCTAAAGAAGAAACTACAATTGTAGATGGAAGTGGCACTGAAGAAGCTATTGAAACCCGTCTTACTGAAATAAAAGACCAAATTGAAAAGGCAGAAAGTAATTATGCTCGTGAACAACTCCAACAACGTTTAGGAAAACTTGCTGGAGGTGTGGCAGTAATTAACGTAGGTGGACACACAGAAGCTGAAATGAATGAACGTAAAGATAGAGTTGATGATGCTGTACATGCTGTTCAGGCAGCTATTGAAGAAGGTATCCTCCCGGGAGGAGGGCACGCTTTACTTTGTGCATCAGGAAAAATAGAAAATAGTACATTAAATGACTCACAGACAATGGGTTATGAAATTGTTCGTAAATCTATTCGTAAACCATTTTACCAAATCCTTTCAAATGCTGGATATAACCATGAAAAATGTACACTAGCAGCTTTAAATGTAGAAGGTAATTTTGAATTAGGGTGGAATTTAGCCACTGAAAATGAAGTTAACATGCTTTCTGAAGGTATTATTGACCCAACTAAAGTTACACGTTGTGCTCTTGAAAATGCCGCATCTGCCGCAGGTATCCTTCTCACTACAGAGTGTGTAATAACTGATTCTCCTAAAAAAGAAAGTGAAGGTATCCCTGAACAATCAATGTTCTAATGGATTTATTTGTAGAAAAATATAGACCCCATGATCTTGACAATTTTATTGGAGACAGTACTGTTAGAGATAAAGTTCAAGAATACATAAATGAGGGCACTCTACAAAATCTACTATTATTTGGTCCCGCGGGGACTGGAAAGACCTCGCTGGCCAAATTAATAGTTAAACAATTAGAGGCAGATCACCTTTATATTAATGCTTCAGATGAAAGGGGCATTGATACAATTCGAGACAAAATAATCCCATTTGCCTCATGTATAGGATTTAATGGATTAAAAGTAATTATTTTAGATGAAGCAGATTACCTTACCCCCCAAGCTCAAGCAACTCTTAGAAATGTTATTGAAACCTTTAGCAACTCTTGCAGGTTTATTTTTACATGTAATTATCTGGATCGCATCGTTACTCCTCTACAGTCCCGTTGTGTTGCCTTTGGAATTATACCACCTTCTAAAAAAGAAGTGGGACAACATGTATTACAAATATGTGAGCAGGAAGAAATAAAATTTACTAAAGAAGATCTAGGAAAAATAATTATAACCCATTACCCAGATATTCGTAAAATCCTCAACACAGTACAAGGTAGTGTAAAAGGAGGTAAATTAGTTCTTGATTCAAAGTCACTAATTAATACGGATTTTGAAAATAAGGTAGTAGCTGCCTTAAAAAATAAAGCTAAACTAAATGATATTAGACAAATAATTGCAGATAGTGGTGCACAACAATTTGAGTCATTATTTAGATGTTTATACGATAATGTAGAAGAATATACTAAGGATATTGGTGAAGCCATAGTAACTATATCTCAATACCAGTATGAATACAGTTTTGTTATAGACAAAGAAATATGTGTTGCCGCAATGTTAAATAAATTATTAAAAATATGAGTATAAATTCACAAAAACAAACATTCGAACAATCACAAGAATGGTATAAATGGTTTAATAAAAAATATAATAGATTTAGTAAAATCGCTGCTAGATTAAATAACCCTAATAAACAAAACAACTAATGCAACAACAAAACTTCAATGTAGATATTACACAAACAACACCTGTAGTTTGTGATGAGTGTGGGCATGAGCACTTTACTCAAGTAAATATGATGCGTAAACTATCACCTATGCTTTCTCCTACAGGACAACCAGCACTAATTCCAATTCCAGTATTTGCTTGTTCTAAATGTGGTCACGTTAACAAAGAATTTCTTCCAAAGGATGACGCCATTTGATTATTTAAAATTAGTTCACAATAAAAAAGCTAAATGGGGAGATCTAAATGATGAGGAACAAAAAAGTTGGAATACTTTTATTATAAACCGCGCTCTTAGTTTTAATTCAGATTATTTAGATATAGTTAATAACCTCCAACCACACACTGGGGGACAGCTAACCCCTGCTGAAATTTTTAAATATTATCAAGGTATGTTACCTAATAATTTTAGATTTAAAAAATGGATTAAAGGCAAAAAAGAAAAAAAACACAATCCCCAATTATTAACTTTATTAAGTAGGCATTTTGAGTGTTCCTGCAATCAGGCAGAGGATTATTTAAACCTTATGAGTAAAAAAGATATTAAATCTTTACTTATTAATATAGGTTTACAAGAAGTAGAAATAAAAAAATTAACAAAAAAATGATAGAATTTACCCCTGAAGATGACGTCGCCGTAAAGTGGTGTGAAGAAAAATACCCCCAACTGACAGAAGAATATAAAAAAATTATGATGGAACAATACATTTTATTCTGTAAAAAACATCGTAATTATGGATCCTCTAATATTAATGTAGGAACAAATTTAGAAACCGAGGGAGATATTAAACTATCACTCACTGGATTATGGTTTAGAATGAACGATAAAATCCAACGACTAAAAAATTTAGTTGTATTAGGAGAACCAGATGCTGTAGGAGAATCTGTAGAAGATACACTTAAAGATCTTAGTGTATATGGAATCATAAGCCAAATAGTACAGCAAGGTAAATTCAAATAGATTTGGAAAACCAACACTTCCTTCGTATATTCACGATATGAGCATATTAGAAAATATACAAAATACAGTAGTTCCGGAAATTGACTTTAAAAAAGGCAAACATGTTTCCTATTCACAACTTTCACTATGGTTATCATGCCCCCATAAGTGGAAGTTAATGTATATTGATAAATTAAAGCAACCCCCAAATATCCACTTAGCGTTTGGTTCTGCAATGCATGAAACACTACAAGAGTATTTAGGTTTGATGTATAATACATCTATTAAAGCCGCAGATGAATTTCCTATTCATGAGGATTTCCAACAACGTTTTTTAAAAATGTATAACGATTATAAAGAACAAATCGGTAGTAATTTTTCTACTCCAAAAGAAATTGCTGAATTTGTTAATGATGGATTAAATATTATTGATTTTTTTCTTGAAAGACGACAAATGCACTTTACAAAAAGGGGAACTAGACTTTTAGGAATAGAAATGCCTATCTTAACACCTCCCCATAAAGACCATCCTAATATTATGTTATATGGTAAACTTGATTTAGTTTTTTATGATGAGGATCTTAAAAAAGTAAGTATTTGGGATATTAAAACTTCAACTAGAGGTTGGGGGAAGTGGGATAAAGAGGATAAAATTAAAATGTCCCAGATGGTATTATATAAAAAATATTTCGCAGAACAATATAATATACCGGTAGAAGAAATTGATTGTAAATATTTTATAGTAAAGCGCAAAATACCTAAAAAGCCTAGATACCCAGCGTCGGCTAGTCGCATCCAATATTATGTTCCATCTTCAGGCAAAACAACTCTTAATAGGGTAACTCAAGATCTCCATGCATTTATTGAGGATTGTTTTAAGGATGATATGTATCAATCGAAGGAGTACACTAAGACTCCGAACGATAAATCCTGTAGATGGTGTCCATTTAATGATAAACCTGAACTTTGCGATAAAAAAGCTACAAGTTAGGGCATTTCCCTTTCTTATAGCCTTATCAGCACTTTCTGTTTCAGCATCAGCTGCTTTTTACTCTATAAGTGGGTTAAGTAAGCTATTTGCTGGAGCAGCTTTTGCTGTCATTGTAATGGCTGCTTCCCTTGAAGTAGCTAAATTAGTAATAGCATCTTTACTTTACCAATATAGAAAAACTCTACCTAGATTTTTAAAATATTACCTTTCGTTATCCTGTTTAGTTTTAATTCTTATTACTTCAATGGGGATTTATGGATTCCTTTCAGCTGCTTATCAAGAAACAGCAGCTAAAGCAGGAAATATAGATTCTCAAATAAGTCTTATCGA